TCTTTAGAAATAAAATAAGTAAAAGCTATATCGTATGTTATTTGTGCAGGTATACCGACTTGAACTTTATCTGTCAATGGTCTTTTATCTTTATTGTTTACTATATCCAATACCTTATCTATAATTGCTTGAGATGGTATCTCCCCATTTGCCATTAATGGTATTATATCAACCACTCCAGGACTCGGAGAAGTAACTGAAACATCTACAATATTGCTATCAGCTGATTTTACCCAATAAGCATATGCTCCTGCCGGTCCTGCGACACTAAACCCTTCAGGAGCAATTCTTATTCTTTCTCTGTACGCATCATCACTTTCAGCATCTGCGCCGCCTTGGCTTGTATCTATGTTTTGGACACTCAATACATATGGAATAGGATCAACAATGCTTTTGATTTCTCCTGGAGAATAATTATTATAATTTGTTCCAGATTCAACTGCCTCTGCAAGTACATCCCCTGTTAAATTGCCAGCTTTTATTACTAAATTTCCTTTAGTTTGAAAGTACAATGTACCTTCTGGTGTGACTCTCTTTCCTGCTAAAATAGTATTATCTGCTGATTGAGGTGCTGCTAATGTAAATCTCAAAGTTGTCAGTGCCTTCTGAGCTTGTAACCTTGTGCATGCATAAAACTCTCCCATTGCATCAAGCTGCCCTTCCCTTGCATACCTTAATAGATTTTGTTTCGCAGAATCATTTATATTATTCTTTAACCCAAGAATTATTGGCAGTTGCTGTTGTAGAAATATTCTTCGCTCATCACCTGAATAAAGAGTCTCATCTAATACTTCTTGAAAGCTTTGAATTAGCTCATTTTCTATATTTTTAGCATCTATTTCAACAAATTCTATATCACTCAACATCAATCACCATCCTAATGTTTATATTTCCATCATCATCTATGTTTATATCTGATATTTCAACAATTGTTGCTCTTTGTTCTCTTTCATCTATGAGATCCATAATTTCACTTATTGCTTGGGTTTTAGCTTCCTCGCCAGGCATATCAATAAAGTCTTTTGATATACCAAGCGTTCTATCATAAGCTACTTCATACCTATAAGTATTTATAAGATTAATTACATTTTGAATAACCCTTTCATCACCACCAGCCTTCCAATCAAGGTCACCGTTTGATGTATTTATTTTATAAGTCATTTCTTTTTAGCCCCCTTTTGAACTGCTTTAGAAGCATTAGGGTTATTCCTTGTCTTTGCAGCTTTATCAGAACCATTTATAAGTGAATTTATATTTACTCTTTGCGGAACAGCAGATTTTTTAGTTTTGCTTGCATCATTCTTTTTTGCGGCAGATTTTTTAGCTTTAGCAACCTTTTGTCCTACCTTAGACTGAGAATAAGCTCCAGGTCTCACAAATTCCTCAAAAGATAATTTAATATTTGCTTTTGTAATTTGACCTTTTGAATCAATTTTTTTATCTTCTATTTCACAGCTCTTAAGTAACCATTTACAGCCACGCAAAGGCTTATTCCCTAAAATAAAATAACAAGGTATTCCTGTGTCTCGTATATTGCTCCATGAATCTATCTCGTTACGAACATTAATACCAAATTGCTGATCAAGCTCTATGCTAAACGACATGCTCTCAAGGCCTGGCCCTTTTATGTATGTGCTAGGTTTTTTCTTTGCAACGTCCTGGGTTTCTGTTTCTAATTCTCCGCTAATATTAAGTTCATCAAAGGTATAAATATAGTTAGAACTTACCCTGAATACTTTATTACCAAAGCTTGCTATGCTCACGCATCACCACCTCCGATTTTACCGAGGATAACACCATCAGTTAAATCATTACTAAAAAAGGCACAAACGACTATATCATCAATTGTATAATAGTTTAAGAAATCTATATCCATTTCACAAGCTCCGCTTAATTTCCCACTTAATTCAGTAATTTTTATAGTTCCCTTTTCAGCTGTCTTACCAGTTCCTATTGACTCAGCTGTTCCTTCAAATGATCCAGTTACTTTATCAATTGAGATATCCATACCGCCATCAGCTGTAGCAGGGCCAGACTTATCAGCCACTTGAAAATTTAATTGCCCCATCTCTCCTGGAGATTTTACTTTTGCTGCTCCATTCATAGTTCCTGTGTAATTATCAATATTTGTATCAAGTGTACCAGTAAATTTACCATCTAATGTAGCAGTACCATCTATCTCTAGATTACCTGATATATTACCTGTCAAATCTGAATCCGTTGTTGAGAATACTGCAGTTGCCTTTTCCATCTTGCTGCAAAGCACAGGCAGCCAAGCAGAAACATTATTTTCAAAGTCATTGAACACTACTCTGATTAATCTTTTGTCATTATCTATTGCAGAGACTTTTCCCTTTTTAATCATCAATATCCCTCCAATGGCTTTCTCAGTATTAATTTTGACCGTTCTTGTGCAAGTTTATGAACTATACTGTCTATATAATAAATGCCATCAAACATACCAACATCATCAACTGTTACAATATTTCCTGCTGCTAAATTTGAATTAATATTTATCTCCACATTTCCAATATACTCATATATATTTTTATCTCTGAGATATCCAATGACAAATCTATCAGCTTCAGCTTGATTGCTTACTCTATCGCCTTTTTTTAATATTCCTCCAGCAATATTGCAACTAAATTCACTATTTATGACTTTTCCATTAGAATCCATGAAGTTAAGTATGCACTTTTGTTTTAATCCATTTGTTACAGTTCCAAACGCATAATCTCCAATAAAATTGGCTTTGTATAATGTTGTTATAGAATCTGTATTTTCCTGCTGCTTTTCGTCATAAATAATTGCTTTTCCATTTGATATTTTAAGAGCATAACCTTCTCGTATGCATAGCCTATTAAGACATTCAATGTCATTCTCCCATAATTGATCAACTCTATCATACGTATAATTTTGAATATTAAAAGTTTGCAGTACCAGCCCTGCATCCTCTACAAGATCCTCGGCTACTTTAAGAAACTGAATATTTTCCCAACTACGAAATTTAGGAGTTTTTGAATCTAAAGGAGTAGCTATTGCCCTAATTTTAAACATTCCTTTTAATTGCCACAGTTCATCAATATACATAGTTCCACTTGAAAATCCACTCTCTGAAATCTCAATTTCATCACCCTTTTTAGGTCCCCATGCGCTCCATTGATTTTCTGTATCAGCAAGCAATAATTCAATACTATCTGCCTTCCTCCCAGCATTATCAACTATATCTGCCTTTTTTACATCACAGCTTTTTGTTATATCCACATTATTATAGAATATATTCATGTATTATCACTCCGCTTCCATGGGGGCAACGTTTCGGGTGTATCTTCCTCTATAATTGGAATTATTACATCTATATCAGTATCAAAAATTAGTATATTTTGATACTCTGGGTTAGCTACCAGTAAAACATTGGTATAATGTTCATCATCATAAAAATCAAGGGATATGCTATCCCATGTATCTCCTTGTAATGTCTTATATGTAAAATATCCATTATTATTCTCCATAGGATAGCCTCCTCTCATCATCAAAGTATTTTTTAATTATGCTTTCAAAATCCACGAAGGATTCTTCAAGCATTTTCTTGTTTTCAGTCGCATTGCCACCATAAATATTAGGTGAAAAGACTATTGAAACTTGCCCTTGCTGACCGCTGACTCCTATCTCCTTTTTACTATTTTGAGAAAAGCTTTGTACTTGTAATGGCTTCAGATTAATTGGCTGTATTATTTTAGGAACATCTAATGCTTTTGGAGAACTCTTCTGTAAATTGTTTATTGATTTACTTAATAATGTTGTATTTTTACCACTAGCACTATTCTCTCGTCTTACACCTAATAAATTCGATGCTTTATTTAACAAATCAATGCTTCTTGGATTATTCTGTTTTAATGGTATTGCCATTTCAGGTCCAGCTTCACCAAAAATTGAAGGTTGTGTTGCGATGCCGCCTTTTGCAAACTTAGGAATAGGTTTAATATTAAATCCTATTTCTCCACCACCAACCGGACCTACTTTTGGGATTTTTATATGCAAGGTGTTTAGCTTACCTATAAGAAAGTTAAGCCCTGAGATTACAGTATTTACTATGCCTTTAAAAACACCGCCCACGCCACTCCATACCGATTTAACAACATTTGCGGCACCAGTAAATGCACTTTTCATAAATCCAGCTGCTCCGCCTGCTATTGTTCTTATAACTCCAAATGTACCTCTAAAACAATATATAAGACCATTTATTATAGTTTTGCATACACCTATATAAAATCTAAATATTCCAGCAACACCACTTAATGTATTTGTTATAACTCCTTTAACTGCTCCAAAAACTATTCTTATACCGACTGTCAAAAGTTTAAAAGCTGATATATATATATTTATATAAAATTTTACAACACTACATATAACGTTAAATACAAATCTTACGATACTTCCCATTTTACTTATAATCGTTTTAAATGCAGCTACCGCTCCACTCCATATCAACTTGACAACATTCGCAGCGCCAGTAAATGCACTATTACATACGTTTACAATTCCATTCCACAGATTACCAAACCAAGCACCAAGCCCCTGAAAAAATGGTAGTACATTATCTTTCCAAACTCCAACCATAAAAGCTGATACTTTATCCCAATTCTTGTAAAGCAATATACCAATCACTATAAGCGCACCTATTGCCAAAATTACAAGTCCAATAGGTGATGTAATAAAAGCAATAACTGCTGCAAATCCACCTCCTACTGAAGTAGCTATCTCTGTAGCCGCCGTCCATGCTGTTGTTGCTGCTGTCATTCCCCATGTGGCTACTGCATTTGCGCCTCTTACAATTGCATCTTTTGCATATAAGCATTCTAAATATAGTGTCTCTGCAACATCTTTTATCTTAGCAATTTTTAAAATTGTAAGTGCTTTTATAGCGTTATAAATACCTACTACCATTTTACTGCCTTTATATATTGCAAATCCTGCCGCAAACGTCTTGAGTAGTGGGGTAGTAAGTCCAAATTTATCTAGCACTCGCAATACTCTAGTAAGTCCATTAAATAATCCTGAAGTACCTTTAATTGCACCAACAAACATTGGCCCAGCTATACTTGCAACAACCTTTGCAAATGGAGTTACTGACTTTACAACTTGTATTCCAAACCTTGTGATACTTCCGACAAAAGGTATTAGCGTACCCGTTACAAATCCAATAATTGCTTGCTTATTTTTGGCAATAGCAGATCCTACTGATGTTGCTAAACCAGTAATATAAGGAACTACTGATTTTATTAATCTTATAATTACAGGTAACGCCTGAGCTGCAAGCTTTGAAATTACATTTGCAACTTTAGATATTCCATTTTGTATAGCTTTAATTTTTTCAGGACTTCCGGCAATAGCTCCAACAAATCCATTTAATTTTTTTGTGCATTCAAGTACTATAGGTAAAAATGCC